CACTGAAAGATCTTGCAATTGTGTATCTACTGGTGTTTTAAGTCCTAATATTTCGCTGCCTGGTCCTGGACCTGCATCAACACCTGCTGTAACAGGCTCGCTTGGTCGGTTAGTTGGCGCACTAAGTGGCACAACGTTAGCCATTGGATTATTAGATTGAGCCATAGGTGCTCCAGCTTGTTCAGCTTGGAATTGCTGTTGCTCACCGTAAGCTGCATTAGGCATCTTACGTGCTACTTGTCCAGCTGGCTTAGGTGGTAAGTCACTTCGTTTCGCACCGCGACCTGGACCTGATACTGCGCCAGGATTAATCATCGACATGCGTCACCTATTTCTTAGTTGGAATTTTTACCTTTGTGCCAGACCAGATCATGTTGCCACCTTTATACTTAGACTTCTTATCAGCAATCTTTGGATTTGCTGCAAGAACTTCAGATAGCTTGACTCCAGAAGTTTTTGCGATAGCTGAAAGCGTATCGCCCTTCTTAACTGTGTAAGAAGTAGTTGATCCACCTGCACCAACGTTAATGTTGGGACCAAGCTTTAGACCTTTACCGCCACCTTTTGGATATTGTCCTGCTGGTCGAGTTGGTCTAGTTGTTGAAGAAGATGGAACTAATGGATTCTTTCCAGAAGAACTTCCACCACCAGTTGGGATCTTGTCAATTGCATAGAATCCTGCTGCTGCAAGACCTACCTTCTTAACCTTGCCCATCTTTCCTGCTTTAGCTGCTTTCTCTGCCTTAACAGCGTTAGCTGTTTTACGTGCAGTATTAGCTGCTTGAAATTTCTTGCCAGACTCTGCTGCCTTAACAGCCTTAGTTACCTTAACTGCTTTGTTAGCACCTATAGCACCTTTAATAAGCGCACCTGCTTTAAGGAACTTACCTGGTCCTGCAACCATTGCGGTTGTCTTTGCTGCATCAAGAATGATTTTTCCTACTTTAGCACCAGTTGAAACATCCTTAGCTGCTTTTGCTGTAGTTACTTTCTTAGCAGTAGACTTAGCATCGCCAACTTTCTTTTGAAGATTCTTTAGGTTTTCTGCTTGAGGTGTTTGTGTCTTACCTTTAGCGGAAAACTTGAGTGCATCATTCTTAGTTACTACTTTTGGTGTAGTTGTTTTAGCAACTGTTGGCTTTTTAACGCCAGGCTTAGTAGCCTTCTCTTGACGGAAGATAGCCTTGTTCATTGCTGACTTTGGCTTTACACCTTGCTTGACTAAATCATCATAAATTGCTTGACCTTTTGGCGTAAGAGTCTTACCTGCAGAAAAACCTTTAACCGATGGTTTAGTAGATTTAACTGGGGTGTCCATTACTTTAGGTGAACCCTTTTGCACAAACTTCTTAGTGTTCTTTTTAACTTCTTTAGAAGCTGCTTTTTTAGATTTAATTTTTTCTGCAGGTGTGCGCTTATCAGTTACTTTAGCATCACCACTTGTGCGAACAGATTCTTCTTTAGAAGGACGTCCTGTCTTTCCATCTTCTGCATCCCACTTGCGTTGAAGTTCAGCTCTAGCCTCACGGCGATCACGTGCAATACGTTCTGCTGAAGTTTCAGTAGGCTTAACATTGATCTTGTTACCGCGATCATCGGTAATGTAATTACCTTTAGCTTCTGCTTTTACTTCACTTAATACTTTCTTGTCATCTGCTGAGATGCGAAGTTCACGGTCTTTTAATCCCGCTTGCTTCTTTCCAGAGAAGTCTTTTTTGGCTTGAGCCAAGGCATCTTTACGTGCCTGCTTAAACTTCCTTGGGCGTGTTGGTTTCTTGGCTGCCATGTTTATCCTTTACTTAAAAGTGGTTATGCTTTACTTAAGCTTGTTGTTGTTGCCTTTAGTGCCTTTTGATAAAACGCCTTGCTTTACCATTCCGCCACCGACAACTTTGCCTGCGTTCTTCTTTGCTGACATTGCTGTTGAGGTTGGAGCCTTAGCTGCTTTTCCTTGCTTTCCGAACATTTATTTCTCCTTAGTTATGCTGGTATCTGACGAGTTACTCTCGCTGCTAGATTTGGATTTCCTCCACCTGTTAAACCTGCAAGCAGTTCTTGCATTGCTGGTCTACCTTGAGGAAGTTGTGGTGCTGGACCTCCACCCATTCCAGGTTCAGGAGTTGCTGGTTGTTCTGGCATTCCTTGTTGTCCTGCTGGGGCTTCTGGTACTGGTTCTGGTTTGAAAGCATTTGCTACTGCATCTTCAAGAGAGATACCTTTCTTGCGATCTGTAATAACACTTGCCATTCTTTCTACAATCTTCATCGGATCTTGACCTTGTGCAACCATTTGTGGGATTGATGCAGCCATTTGAGATACGCCCGCTTTAAGCGAATCACGCATCTCTTCGATGTCAAGTGCTCGCTCTTCTTCACCAGCGTTAAGCGAGATAGGAAGGTTGCGTCGCAACATTCCGCGAGAGATTAACTTATCTCCTCGAGCTTGTAGACCCCATACCAATGCACGGTTAGGGTCTAAACCTGCCATTAAACCGTATTCAACGGTTACGCCATAGTTTCCATTAATGTCGGAAGATGGCTTATACTTTAACTTGTAAGGAACTCCGTTAGCAGTTGCTGATACTTCACGAGTAATCTCTGAGAAGTATGCTTCATCAGTTGCGAATGCAAATGATATTGCTTGCCCGATTGCCTCACCAAGAATTGATTGGTAAATTCTAACTTGTGAATCGTAACCTGCCATCAAAGCCTTTACGCCTTGACCAGTAACTACTGATCCTTCTGCTTGTCCTGCACGTGCTTGAGGGAAACGTGTTCCCAACTTCATTTCATCTGCTAGAACATTATTCTCTGCAAATGCAAACTGTGGAACGTCTAGGTTTACACGACGAATCTTTTCAGGACTGTTCGAGCGGATGACTGAATCAGGACCAATGGATAAAGAAGTAACATCATTAGGAAGAGCAAGTGGAGCTTCAACAGACTTCTGAACAGCTTCCATAGTAAGGAGAGCAAGTCGCGCTTTCGCTGCGTAAACAGGTAATACATCGTCGAATTGACCTCGAGTCTCTCCATCAAGAGAAGGACGTTGAGCAATCGCAATTGGGACGATACCCGCCTTGTTTGGTGTTGTTGCAAGTACTAACCCCCCACGATCTGGTAAAAATAGAACAATCTTTTGTCTGTCTGTCCAACGTACAACCTGTAACAAACTGTTACCGTCGCCACGTGTATAAGTATTTGTTTGAAGAATTGCATCGGCATGCTCGGGGAAGTGAGCAGCTAAGTCTCCAGCTTTACGGTGATATAGACGAGCGTAGGTGTTAACAACACCGAAGCGATCCATATCATAATAAGCACCCATTGAGTTTTCCACATGGATGTGTGGTCGCTTGTCCTTAAAGTTTGGTTCAACTCGCAAAGGAACAAAGCCATAGGTTGCTAACTGATCTGCGCCACGCAGTAGTTCCGTTCCAAGCCGAGATGACGCAACATAGTAGTTGGCAATCTTGGTTCGCTTGTCAGCTTTGGAACGCTGGTTATCATCAAGAGATGAATCACCAGCAGCAGTAATGGTAGGTAGAACACCGACTTGTTCAGAGACATCTCGTGCTACAACGTCAATGAGGTTGGCAACGATAGGACGTGACCACACGCCCTCTGGGAAAAGCCCACGGAATACCTGATCGGCATTACCTGCTCTAACCAAAGCAACCTCGCGCATGCGCTTATCGCGCTCGGAGTTACGAGCTTTTAAGTTCTCGAATGCTGTTACTAATTCTTTCATTGATGTCACAATCTCACAGATCGCTGTTGTGCAGCGAGGTCATCTAAGTTGATGATGTATCTTGCTTCAATCTCACCACGAGGTGTATATTGATTGTTAATAAAGTTTGGTACATTAGTCGAAGTTAACAAAGTTTCTCTGGCTACAATCTCACAGAACCACAATGCCATTACGGCATCCATCTTGAGCTTCTTGCCTTGGACTCCTGGTTGCCAGGTGACCAATTGTTCTATTAACTTTTTAACGTGTTCATTCTTCGAGCTGTCTGGTAATTCAATTAAGTTATCATCAGCATGCTTGAAGTTGTTCATGACGCCATCGCGCTTAGTGATGGTCCCGAACAGTGGAGCCAGAGAGGCAACGCCAAACTCTGGATCCTGTTTGTTGTTTCCTGTGTAGTGAGGTCTATAACTAATACCTCGGGTCGACAGGAAGTTACGAATCTCTTCGTCTTGTGTAAGGAAAAGCTGAAAAGCATTTGATTCCACAATGACCGTATGCGGTTTATACGCATCGGTCCATTCCCTAATAAGAGAACGAATTGCTGCAGGTGTAGGAGCTGTCATGATGTGAACATCTAAGACGTAGCGTTTATGTGACCTGCGGTCAACCGCATAGGCGATAGCAGCGGTATCACCAGACATTGCTGGGTCGATACCTATGACCCTGTAAAAGTTCTCAGGGTTGTTGGGATGTCCTGCTGCGCCTGCAACTAAAGCACCCGACTTTCTCATTCCATTTACTGCGCCTCTGACGCATGTCGGGTCGAAGATTGCATTCTCCGCAATATCGAGGTTCTGGTATACCAGCGACCACTTAGATGGTCCTGCCTCGTTACGGACCGCCGTTAGACGCGGTCCTGTCCATCGATCAAACATTCCATTCTCGTCAGGCACGTCAGTGTCTGTAAGAGGCTGTTCAGTTTTTTCCCAAAGACATTTCCAGTCTTCAGGCTTGTCTGCATATTCTAAGACTGCAGGCATGGACAAATATGACCAAGGCAATGTGCCATCGGTGTAATGCTGGGGATTGCGAAGTTCCTTGTATAAGTCAACTGCTGATACTCGAGTTCCAACAACAAGAAGCTGACCACCACCTGGTGGAAGGCGGGAGGCAACTTCTTGTCGAATCCATTCTTGTTGCTTAGCCCACTCTGAAGCATTACTCAGAGTGACTACGTCGTCAAGAACGATTAAGTCTGCACGGTTTCCGTAAACCTGCCCGCCCATACCGATAG